CGCTGATCCGGGTTCCCGTCCCGTGGTACGAGCAGCCGCAGGACCCGGTTGAGGTTGATGGCGCGCGCTTTCCGGGCAACCTTTCGGTGCTGCTTGGCAGCAACGTGGACCCGACGAACGGGCGCGTGTGGACATACCCCGGCCAGGCGGTGGGCCAAGCGGGCCGCGTCCTCACAGTTCCGAACACGGTCTATCCGAGCGGCCTATCGGTCTTCCCCGATTCGTCGTTTGTCATCCCGACAGGTCAGCTTTTCACGCTGATCTACGTCAACGAAGAGGAATACACGGGCGGGCGCAACGCTTCGACGCTCGCAATCGGCACTCCGGGGACGTTAGGCACCGCTGAATTCAATTGCTTCATGCGGTTCGCCGGCGACGGGAACGCCTATTTCAGATGGGGCGGCAACTCCGGCAGCAGCTCCATCAACGGTGCTGCGCCGCGAGAGCGGGGCGTGTGGGTGCTGTCCGCTGGCCTGCGGGGCATGGAGATATGGCACGACGGGGTGCTGATCGCCAGCAACACCTCTGCGCCAAGCCGTACGGGCTCAAGTGCTGCGCTGTTTACGGGCGCGAACAACTCAGACCGCGCGCAGGCAATACCGCTGCTGGCGACGTTCGCCGCGCAGTTTTCGCGCGAAGACAACCGGGCGCTGTCGCTTAACCCCTGGCAACTCTTCCGCGAGCGCAGCATCCCTGTGCCGTTTGCGGCGGGGGGTGGCGTCACCATCCCTACCCTGAGCCTGCCCACCGTCATCGACATCGGCCCCACCAGCGCCAGGCCGCGCGTCACAATCACGTTCTGAGGAAACCATGACGATCACCACCCGCGACCAACTCATCGACGCGCTGGCCAACAACAGCAGCCGCATCGTCATCGACAAGGCTTCGCTCGCGAACGCCGTCGCGGGGCAAACCTTCAGCCTCTGGCGTGCGACCGGTGTGCCGGGGCAGGGGGCCATCCCGACGACCGCGGCGATCTGCACGTCGGCGCTGACGGGGTGCTTCGGCTTCGCGAACCAGACTGCGCCTGTCACGAGCTACCTCGCTTGGCTCTGGCTCGCCACCGGCAACGCGACGACGAACATCGAGATTCACGACCGCCTCGCGCACATGGGCGGCCTCTCGGGCACCGTCACGACTGCGCAGGGCGCGCTGACGCTGGCCGGGCTTTCCTCTGACCGCCTGGGCGACGCGAACTACAGCGACGTGCAATGGTGGCTTGAGTGGTACGCCGACACTGGCTCCACCAACGTCAACGCGACCGCGAACGTCACGTACAACGACGACACCACGGGCAACCTCGCTGGGGTCGCCCTTGGCGCGACGGCGCGCACTGCACGACTGTTCCCGCTGGTGAGCGCCGTCGCCGGCAAGTTCATCAAGGCCGTCAACTCCGTGACGCTCTCTGCCACGACGGGCACGGCCGGGAACTTCGGGATCACCGCGACGAGGCCGCGAACCGTCGTCGCGACGGCCATCGCGAACAAGATCGAGCAATACGATTGGGCGGCGCTCGGCCTCGTCGAAGTGCCGAACGATGCCTGCCTGTTCCCCATCATGCTGTGCTCGACCACCAGCACGGGCACGGTGCGCGGCGGCGGCAAGATCGCACACGGGTAAGCCGTGGCCGACAAGCTCCCCCTGTACGACGCGCCCTCGGCGCCGCGAGGCGGCGCGGATGCGTGGGACGACGGGCCTTCGGGGGCGATCCTTTCCGGCGAGTTCTTCGAAGCGCCGCCGGCCGCGGTGCCCACGCTGTACGCCGTCATCTATGCCGATGGCACTGGCGCGCCTTCGGCCGCGCAGATCAAGCTCGGCACCGACGCCGAGGGCAACCCGGCAACGTGGGCCGGCAATGTCGCCGCGCCTACCGTCACCACGGCGCCGTTCGACTGGCCCAGCCTCGCCACCGGACTGACGGCCAGCACCGGCTACCGCATCGCCTTCGTCTGGAGCGACGGCACCAGCGACAGCAACGTAGTCGAGAGCGCGCGCTTCGACACGCTGGGCAGCGGCATCAGCGGCTCGGCGGCCCAGATCCTCGGCGAGTTCATCGCGGCTGCAGCGGGCGGCGTCCTGGCCGCGGGCTCGAGTTCTGCTGCCCTGGCACCGGCCACGGCTGCCGGCTCGGGCTCCGTCAGTGCGGCGGGCGCCAGCTCGGCCACGCTGGGCGCGATCGCCGGTTCGGCCGCAGCTACCGTCAGCGCCGCCGGCAGCAGCGCCGCCACGCTGGGCACCGTCATCGCGTCCGGCAACGCCTCGGTGGGTTCGGTGCCAGCCGTGGGCACCCAGGCCGCCACGCTCGGCACCGTGCAGTCCAGCGGCGCCGCTGCTGCCGGCGTGGCCGGGTCGGCAGCCGCCGCCCTGGGCCAGGCCACCCAGGCGGCCAGCGCCGCCGTGCACGTGGCCGGCTCTGGCGCCGCCGCGGCCCAGCCGGTGCAGGCCTCGGGAGCCGCCACGCTGGCCGCCACCGGCTCGGGCTCCGCGACGCTGGGCCAGGTGCAGGCCACCGGATCGGCCACTGTCGGCGTGGCGCCCGTAATCGGCAGCGCCGACGCCCAGCTGCGCGGCGTCGTCGCCACGGCCTCGGGCGTCGTTTCGGTGTCCGGCTCGGCGGCCGGCTCGCTCGGCCAGGCCGGTGCTGCCGGTGCTGGTGCAGTGCGCGTCGCTGGCAGCAGCGCGGCGACGCTCGGCGCCGCCAGCTCGGCGGGCGCCGCCGCCGTGGTTGTGCGCGGCACTTCCGCGGTGCTGCTGGCCCGCATTCTCGGCGCCGGTACCGCCAGCGTCTCCGACCAGGCGCCGATCTCGGGCAGCGGTGGTGCAGTGCTGGGCGCGCTGGCGGCCGTCGCCTTCGGCGGCGTGGGCCCGGCGCGCGGCGTCGAGTCGCTGGCGCTGTTCTTCGACCCGGCGTTCGCGCTGCCGGCCGTCTGGGGCACGCTGCAGGCCGGCGTCATCCTGGACGCGCCGACCGAGGACGTGCTGGGCGGCCGCGTGCTGACGGACGAATACGCGGCCACGCTGCCGGCGGCCAGCTTCCCGGGCATCGGCCGCGGCGCCGTGCTGCAGATCGACGGGGGCAGCTACCGCGTGCGCGAGGTGCGGCTGCTCGATGACGGGGCCCTGAAGGAGCTGCTGCTGACGCGCGTGGCCGGTACCGGCCCGCAGACCTTCGGCTTCCAGGAAGACCTGGGCGCCTTCTTCAACGTGCCCGACTTCGCCACGCTGGCGTTCTGGCGCGGTGCCCCGGCCCGGGTGCTGCTGGACAGCCCCACCGAGGACGTGCTGGGCGGCGAGGTGCTGACCGACGCCTACCAGGTGACCATGAGGGCCACCGACTGGCCGGGCATCGTCCGCGGCGCCGAGGTGGTAGTCGGGCCCGCCACCTACGTGGTGCGCGAGGTGCGCGCGACCTTCGACGGCGCCGTCAAGACCCTGAAACTGAGGAAGCCATGACCAAGCGCGAGCAGATCCTGCAGGCCATCGCCACCCTGCTGGCCGCGGTGCCTGGCACGACCGGCGTCTACCGCAGCCGCGAGGACGCGATGAGCCGCGAGGAGTCGCCGGCCATCGTGGTGCGGCCGGACGGCGAGCAGGTGAGCGAGAACACGAACGGCTACGTCGACGCCAGGCTGACCGTGCTGGTCGAGGTCTACGCGCGCGGCACGGTGCCCGACCAGGTTGCCGACCCGATCGCCGAGGCGGCCTTCGCGGCGATGATGGACAACCCGACGCTGGGCGCGCTGGCCATCGACGTGACCGAAGACGGCACGGACTTCGACACCGAGGGCGCCGACCAGGATGCCGGCTTCACGGCCATGCGCTTCGTGGTCTGGCACCGGCGCCCACGCAATCGCCTGGCGGACTGAAAGTCGCCCCCTGCCGCGCCCCTGCGACATCCCCGAAATCTAGAATGAGGTGGCTATGACCGACGAATTCCACGGCCAAGGTGGCAGCTATGTGATCGACCCCGAGACCGGCCGCCGGGCGCTGGTCGAGCGCACGCAGGAGGCCGAGCGGCCTCAGCCCGACCCCCAACCCACCACGCCGGCCGCCGAGCCCGGCCAGGAGTGAGCGATGCCGCTGCTGTCCCGTAAGCGAGTGATCCTCGCCAAGATCGAAACCACCTACGGCACCGACAGCGTGCCCACCGGCGCGGCCAACGCCATCCTGGTGCGCAACCTCACGCTGACCCCGCAGGACACCGAGTTCGCCGACCGCGACCTGGTGCGCCCGTACCTGGGCCGCAGCGAGCAGCTGCCGGCGGCCATCCGCGCCATGGTCGAGTTCGAGGTCGAGCTGGCGGGCAGCGGCACGGCCGGTACGGCGCCTGGCTGGGGCGCGCTGATGCGGGCCTGTGCGCACAGCGAGACCGTTTCGGCCGGCGTGTCCGTGACCTACGCGCCGATCTCGCAGAGCTTCGAGTCGGCCAGCATCTACTTCAACGTCGATGGCGTGCTGCACCGCCTGACCGGCGCCCGCGGCACGATGACCCTCTCGCTGCGCGCGAAGGAAATCCCGACCATCAAGTTCACGCTGACCGGCCTCTACAACGCCGTCACCGACACCGCGCTGCCGACGCCGACCTACACGCCGTTCCAGAAGCCGCTGGTGGTCAACAACATCAACACCACGCCGTTCAGCCTGCACAGCTTCGCGGCCGTGATGTCTGAGCTGTCGATCGACCAGGGCGGCTCGCTGGTGCACCGCACCCTGGTGGGCGGCGCCGAGAACGTGCTGTTCACCGACCGCCAGACGCAGGGCAGCATCACCATCGAAGCCACCACGGTGGCCGAGAAAGACTGGTGGACGATCGCGCGCAACGCGACGCTGGGCGCGCTGGCCATCACGCACGGCACGGTGGCTGGCAACCGGGTTGCCATCAGCTCCAGCGGCGTGCAGCTCACGGCGCCGAACTACACCGACCTGGACGGCATCCACATGCTGCAGATGGGCATGAACTTCGTGCCGAGCGGGTCGGGCAACAACGAATACAGCATCGTGGTGAGCTGACCCATGTTCAAGATCAAGCAGTCGGCCACCTTCCTGTGGCCCGTCGAGGTGATGGTCGCCGGCGACGGCGGCAAGTTCACCAAGGAAACATTCGACGCCGAGTTCGAGCGCGTCTCGCAGTCCACGCTGGAAGCGATGGAGTCCGAGATCACGCAGGGCAAGCTGGGCGACAAGGAGCTGGCCCGCCGCGTCACCAAGGGCTGGAGCGGCGTGACCGAGGACGGCGCCGAGGTGCCCTTCAGTGCCGGCAACCTGGAGAAGCTGCTGGACGTGCCCACGGCGGCGGCCAGCATCGTGCGCGCGTTCATCGCAGCCAACTCGGGGGTCGCCCGAAAAAACTGAGTCAGGCTGCCGAGCATTGGGCGCGCGGCGGCCGAGGTGACAGCAAGCAGGCGGCAGACGACATCGCGGCGTTCGGGCTGCCTGCCGAGGCCCTGGACGACATGGAGGCGGCAGATGCGGTGGTCGAGGTGTTCGAGGTGCTGCCCGAAAACTGGCCGACCCTCCTGGCGTTTCTTGCCGTGCAGACACAGTGGCGCATCGGCGGCATGGGCCACCCGGTCGGCTTGGACTACCAGGGCGTGGACGTGGCTCTGCGCCGTCTTCGCATCGAAGACCCAGACGGCGAGCTGTTCGCCGGGCTGCAGGTGATGGAGATCGCGGCGCTGGACGCGATGAAGGAATAAACTCGGCCATGGCCCAGGACTTCTACGTCTACACCCACGCCCGCAAAGACGACGGGGCCACCTTCTACGTGGGCAAGGGCCGCGGAGATCGCGCGTGGCGCGAGTCCCGCCGCAGCGTCTACTGGCAGCGGGTCGTCGCCAAGCATGGTCGCACCGTTCGCGTGGTGGCCAGCGGCTTGCCCGAGGAGCTTGCGCTTCTCGCCGAGGTCGAGCTGATCGAAAAACTCACCCGCCTCGGCGCGAACTTGGTCAACATGACTGTTGGCGGAGACGGCGCGAGGCTGACCGAAGAGGCGGAGAAGCGGCGTCAGGCGGCCATCCGTGCGGCGCACCTTCGCCCGGAGGTCAGGGCCAAGCAGCGCGAGATCTCGCAGCGCATCGCGGCCTCTCCTGTCACGCTCTCCCGTCGATCGGCCGCCATCCGCGCCGCCTACCAGCGCCCCGAGGTGCGAGCCAAGATCGCGGCCAACGCGCGGTCGCCCAAGGCTCTCGCCGCGCACAAGGTCGCCATGCAGAAGCCCGAGGTCCGGGCCAAGCTGAGCGCGGCTCAATCTCGGCCTGTCGAGTGCATCGAGACCGGACAGGTCTTCCCGATGGTTCTGGCGGCTACGCGGTGGCTTCAGTCTCAGGGCCATGAGCGCGCCCAGGGCGGGCACATCTGCCAAGCCTGCGCGGGCAAACGCAAGACCGCCTACGGCCTCACCTGGCGCTACGCGCCAAAGACCTGACGGAGGCCCATCATCGACATCGGTGCCTCGTTCCAGATAACTGCTGGCGTCGCGGGCCAGGACGCCGTCGACCGCCTGCACCGTAGCGTCCGCGAGGTCGACGCGGCCAGCAAGGGGCTGCAGGCCACGCAGCGCGGCGTGAAGCAATCGCTGGACGCCACGACCGTCAGCGCACGCCAGACGGCCGCGGCCATGCGCACGCTGCCGGCGCAGTTCACCGACATCGCCACGCAGCTGGCCGGCGGCCAGAACCCGCTGCTGATCCTGCTGCAGCAGGGCGGCCAGATCAAAGACAGCTTCGGCGGCATCGGGCCGGCGGTGCGCGCGATCGCGTCGACCATCAGCGTCACCTCGGTGGCGGTGGGCGGCCTGGCGATCGCAGCCGGCTCGGTGGTGGCGGCCTTTGCTGCCGGCGAGGCGCAGTCCACGGCCTTCAACCGCGCGCTGGCGCTCAGCGGCAACCAGGCGGGCCTGACGGCCGGCCAGTTCGAGGTGCTGGTCGGAAGGATCCGCGAGACCGGCGACATGACGCAGGGCGCTGCCCGCGACATCGCGCAGGCTGCCATCGAGTCGGGCCAGTTCGGCGCCCGCAGCGTGCAGGCCGCCACCCAGGCGATGGCCGAGCTGCAGCGCGTCAGCGGCCGGTCGGCCGCCGAGGTGGTCAAGGAATTCGGCAACATGCGGCAGGGCGTGGCTGCCTGGGCCCAGGAGAAGGACCGCGCCTACAACTTCCTGACGCCCGAGGTGCTGCGGCTGATCCGCGCCATGGAGGAGCAGGGCGACGTCGAGGGCGCGATCGTGGCGGCCACCAACGCCTTCAGCGCCAGCATGCAGGAGCGCACGGTTCGCCTGGGCTACCTGGAGCGCGCCTGGAAGGCCGTGAAGGGCGCGGCGTCCAGCGGGTGGGATGCGCTGGCAGGCATCGGCCGCGAGGAGACCGCAGACGAGCGCCTGGCGAAGGCCCAGCAGCGGCTCGAAGACCTGCGCGCGAACCAGGCCGGCGCGCGCAGCGACAACCGCAGCCGGTACCAGCCGGGCATCGACGCCGCGCAGGCCGAGGTCGACATCCTCATGACGGCCAAGCGGGCCGAGGAGGAGCGCGCCACCGCGGCCGCCGAGGCTGCCCGCGAGAAGGAGCGCGAGCTGCTGCTGGAGAAGCAGCGCGTCGCACTGATCGGCCCCAGCGCCGCCCTGCAGCTTGCCCAGGTGCAGGCCACCAGCCAGGCGCGCATCGCCACCATCGAGGCCGAGCAGCGACGCCTGGAGCAGATGCGGGCCAGCGGCGCGCTGAGCGAGCAGGAGTTCGCCGACGAGAGCCTGGCCGTGACCCGTCGCAAGGTCGGCGAGGAGATCGCGCTGATCCAGCGCCGCATCGCCATCGAGAAGGGCACGGAGATCACGACCGGCGACCCAGTGCAGCAGGCCGTCGCGCAGAAGAACCGCGAGGTGAAGCTGGCGCAGATGGCGGGCGAGCTGGCGGCGGCGCGCGCCAAGCTGGGCGCGGCCGAGAGCGAGTCGGCCATCGAGACCATCAAGCGCAGCCGCGTCGAGGCCGACAAGCAGTTCACGTCGCTGACCAGCTTCTACGAGCAGACGCGCAACGCCGTGCGGCAGTTCGCGGCCGACAACGAGACCGCCCGCATCGCCCTGATCCGCGACCCGGTGGCGCGCGAGAACGCCGAGATCGACAAGCAGATCGCCGACATCGAACTGAAGTATGGCGACCTGGCGCAGTCGATCCGCCAGAAGATCATCGCGGCCCTGGCCACCGGCAACGACCAGCTGGCCGCCGACCTGCGCGCGCAACTGACGGCCCTGGAAGCCGAGATGGCGAAAGCCCGGGGCAACGCTGCGGCGCGGCGCCCTGACGACCCCAACGACATGCTGCTGGGCTTCCGCCGCGGCATGGAGGACCTGCAAAAGCAGAGCAAGGGCACCGGCCAGATCATCCGCGAGAGCATCGGCAACGCCTTCGAGAGCGCCAGC